CTGCCTAAAAACTCTGAATTAAAAGCTGCAACTGGTTTAACAATTGTTTCTAAGCATTCGTCACCTGCTAACGCTATACCATTAATAGTATAAGATCTAGCTACTCTGACTAATGCGTATTCTGTGCCAGATCCAGACTGTAAATTAGTCGTATCTACTTGAGTCTCTTGGTTGGCTAAATCAATTTGATTAATACCACATAAAGGAATTAAGCCTGTCAAAAATCTAGCAGCGTTTCCACTGGTAATGCTTGTGCTACTTGATGCAGTAATTACGCTAGGGACTAAAGCGGAATCACCTGAAACTAAAGCTGTTGCTCCTACCGTGAGTCCACTTACACTAAGAGTTTGTCCTGCGTTTATTGTTGCAGGGTTGCTGTCTTTTGTAGCTATTTTAGAACCTCCAAAACTTAAAATAGCTCCGCCAGGTATTGTTACTGGGAAAGAATTGTTATTTGTTAGGGTAACAGACGTTGCAGCAGCAGCAGCTCCAGATGTTGAAACAGACCCAGTTTGAATAACTACTGATCCACTAGTAGTTACTAGTGTTCCTGCTGATTGAAACGTTAAAGCCGTTCCATGCGGAATTAATATCTGAGAGTTTACATTAGAGGTAACGTATATAGCTGTAGCATTAGTAGTTGCTTGATATGCAGTTAAAGAAATAGGAGCTACCATTAAAGCTGTTGAATTTGCTGGAATTGCTCTAGACAGTGGAGATACGTTTACAGTTGTGTCGGTAGTCAAAACTTCCACATCATCTAAAACTACTGCTTGGCGACGACTTCCTAACACCAAAAAAGTTAATCCAATACCAGCTCTTAAATAAGTTCCTCTAGGATTGCTAGTTCTTAGGGTTATAGTTGAAGACCCTGGATTTGCGGTGGATTGAATAGTTAAAGTATCTGTTGGAACTCTTCTATTTGGCGCTCCAAATTGATCTTGAGCTAAAAGCATTAGCTCAAGAGTATAATCTTGTAAAATAGTTGAAGCTGTAGCCAAAGGCATATATTTTTATATAACTCTTCTGTTTATATTTTTGCCATTTTAGTTACAAAGAGCGAAAAAATATTGGGTCTTTAATTCTTATTCTAGCCTGCTCTATAGTTTCGGTAGTAAAAGGCATGTGAACTACTTCGCTAACCGGAAAAGATTGTTCAATTTTTCTAATAGCTTTATCAATGTTGTTGTCTTTTTTGTAATTTTTAAGTATTATCTCCCACTCTTGTGGCTTATATTTTTGCCCAGAACTAGAAGAGCGAGCATAGCCTAATGGGATTTGCCTGATTAAACATTCCATTCCATTGCTTACTGAAGGCGGTAAAGAATTAGATCCGTAAACCCAAATTGATGCAGTGCCATTAGTGTAGGTTCCGAGTTCTGGTAATAGTAAAACTCTTAATCTCGCATTTAATTCTGATACGTTCATATAAATTCAATTTGATAAGAATCTCTTAGCTCTCCCATATCTATTATATCTCTTGGACTACCAACTACAGTCCGGTTTTTTCTGGTTGTCACTCTATTCCACTCATAAACCGGTTGTTCCATTTGTGTTTGGCAAGCTTGCCCAAAGTCAAAAGCTATAGCGTCAAACCAATCCTCAATATTTTGAGATGCCATAACGTGATAATCTCTAGACTGGTTAAATTCACTACCTGTAAAACTATTAATTGTATCGCTAACCCATGGTCTAGGCGCTATAAATACACCATTGTGTGTAGTACCGCCTTCATGAGTTATGGCTGCATAAGAGCTTTTTTGAGGATAGTCTTTGTGCCAAGAAAGAATGGCTGTTCTGGTTTTCGGTATGCTTATATTGTTCCAGTTTGCTTTCATTTTATTTTTATAGTTGCCTTAAAATTATATTAGTTGATTAAGGATTTTATGGATAATTTTAAAGACAATGAAATTCTTTTAGCTGAATTTCATAAGACTAAAGACATAAGGCTGAGAAATAAGATAATCGAAAATAACCTAAGACTTGTATACGACGTAGCGTTTAAACTAAGCAAGATTTGTACTGTGCCAGTAGATGACTTAGTGCAAATAGGGTCTATAGGACTAATAACTGCAGTTGAAAGATATGATCCTAGCAGATCTGTTAAATTCTGTAGTTTTGCGATGCCAACCATAAAAGGTTCCATCTTAATGTATTTAAGGGATAAATCTAAAGTAGTAAGAGTTCCTAGGAAATTGCAAACGATTTACCAGAAAATTAAAAAACATGCAATTAAAAAAGGTGTAAGCTATGAAGCTGCGGCCAAAGAATTGGAGTGTGATTTATTCTTAGCGCAGAAAGCTGAAATTGCTTGCACTGATGTTTATCAAGAATTACCAGAACTACCAGTTAATGGATTAAAAGAAAATGAACAAGAATTGCAAATTTTACTAGACAAGCTACCTATTCAACACAGAATAGTTATAGAGCATATACACTTACAAGGCTACAATTTTAACGAAACTAAGAATATATTAGGTATATCTTTAAAAGAATTAAAAGCATTAGAGGCAGAAGCATTTGCAAAACTTAAATTGTTGGCACAAGAAAAGTTGTTTTGCAATAAGTGTAATAGCACTGACATTGTAAAAAACGGATTAAAACGAAAAAAACAAAATTATTTATGCAAGAATTGTGGTGCGCAGTTTTTACATAATGCAGCACCAGTTGGTAGAGCGTCGTTTAGAGATTATCTTAAAGTAAATGTGTTAACCGCTTTGTCAGAAGGAAAAAGCTATAGATGGTGTGAAAAGCATTTCAATATAAGTAAATCTATAGCTTGTAAATGGAATCATACGTTAGAGATTGTAGACGACGAAATACGTAAAAAACCTATAAATTGATGTCCAAAAATGTCATGACGGTTTTTTAAAAGATAAATACCACTCTAAATACCATTTAGCTTTTTCCAGGTCTTCCAATTCTTTGCCTTTGTAAGCAGATCTAGTAATGTATTTTATTGCATTGCCTAATACAAACCCTCTTAACTCTTCTGCTGTAAGAGTTTCCGCTAAAACGTCTATTACTTCTTTGTTGTTTTTTAACTTGTAATGTTCTGGATGATTTACGTATTCCATAAAAATACCCCTTAAATTTAGGGGTATTTTAACATATTACGCTATTAATGCCGACTCTAAATCTTTGTAGGTTTTTCCATTGACGTGATGCCACCCATTAAAATCATCAAAGTCAAAAGTTATTATGTCGTTAATTGTGTTGCCGTTTAAAATTATTCTGCTTTTAAGCTTAGCGTTGTTTGCTATGGCTAAAGCTTGCAGATTTTCTTTAACCTTGATCTTTGCTTCTTTGTACCAATTTGCGCTTAGAAACATTGTTCCATAGCTATTGGTTATTACATATTTGGAAAACGGACAAATGCTATTGTCTTTGAGAATGTAGATCATATCATTAATGTGAGTTTTTCTTTATTGTACTGATTATTTTATTTTTGTCAATACCTAAACAGCAGATCCAGTAGTTATGGTTCCTTTAAAAAACGTTCCTCTTTTTGCCGTATAAGAGTTAATGCGGTTTTGAATAATAGTGGTAAATTTCCATGTACCGCTTACTGTTAAACCATCATTGTTGGTTAGCTTTGCAGTGCCGATGGAATCTAGCTTTACTGTAGCTGGTATTAGCTTAGGGTTAACAAATCTGCCTTTTAAGTTTAATACAGCGACACCTTGGCTACCGGGTATAGGTTGATTAACAGAGTCCTCATCTTCTGATACTGAAGCAGTTATAATTATAGGAGCACCAGGCTGCTGTATGTAATTACCCGTTTCTGGGTCTGCAATAAACGTTCCACTTCCTGTTGTAAACGTTATTTCTAAATTAGATGTACTAAAATAATTATCTGGTAAATATTGTAAAGCGGAAGCTGTTAACATTTCAATATTCATGTAGATACCTCAACGGGTCTATATTTTCTAAATATTGATAAAAGTTCATTAATAGGACTACCAACTCCAACATCTTTGGTTATTCCTATATAATCTGATTGTGAAGCATAAGTTACACTGTATTCTTCATCTGATACATCAATTTTTTTAACACCTTGAGACTGAGGAGAGGTTCTGATAGCTACTATTGATGCTAAAACTCTTTTTAAGGTTAATACTTCTTCTGTGGTTTGATTAAAATTTAGTCCACTAGAAAAAGTTATTTTTATTTGTTTTTTGGCGTGAGGTGAAGTAGGAGTTTTTTGATATCTTCTAAATCCGCTATGGATATATTCTTGTTTTAATAATCTTGACAAACCTAATAAAATTATTTCACTGTTGTCGTAATCTATTAAATAATCTGTATTTATAGTTAATGTTTCCCATTCTTGAGTCGAATAAACTCCGAATCTAGGGGGGAGATCAGTTCCACGTATTTTTATAACAGGTGGAACTGATTGTATTACTGGCAATAATGGAAACTTAACGCGTCCATTTCGAGGTAGTTTCACAACTCTTGTGTAAGACGTTATTTCTAACACTCTGTTAGACCCGTTTATTCCTTCAGCTAATACCTGTGCTAAAGATATAGCGGTGGTCAGAGCTTCACCGGTTAACGCAATCCCAGGGGAATATTGCAAACATTCGGCATTAGATAACCACGGCATAATCTTTATACTCCAAAATATTGAATGTAAATATTGGCTCTACCATCAGTTACAGCAGCTCCGGCTACTACTAGATTTAATCTAGCCGTTTTTGCAGCATTTGTACTGGCGATTTTTACGGGAGTAGTATTTGCTGTTAAAGCAACGACTCCTGTAACGGACGCAATAGCAGTTGCACTTAAAATAACCTGTGTACCAGATCCAATAAAAGACAAACCAACTGTGGTAGTTCCAGTAGTTCCAGTAAAAGCTCTGGAAACATCTAAAAAACCTCTGTGAATAATAGCTTCACTTGGTAGCTCTAGCTCAAGAGGAATATTAGATACCGCTCCACCTACATCCTTGAAATCGTAAATAACTTTTACAATACCGCCAACAGTGTCATGCTGCACGCGAGCTGGAATAGCGTCTACTAAAGGCATTATCTAACCTCCTTTCGGTCTTTATAGTTAGGGCATTCGACTACAAAATTAACGCAAAATATATTACCGTAATAATCGGTTCTAATACCTTCACCACAATGGAGGCATTTGCCCTCAACAGAAAAACCTGGATGAATAAAATCTATAGCTTTTTCTGTTTTAGGCTTTGTTTTTTTGCTTTCTTTTACGGATTCTTCTGACGCAAAATCAATTAGTTCACTCATTACGCAATAAGAATATTTAGGTAAAAGATTAAATGGCATCAAGTAAAGTGCGAACCTGTAAAACCCTGGTTTGCTGCTTCACTGTTTGAGTGTCACTAGCTACTGGATCTACGTCTAGTTGCACAAAAGATTCTTCAGAGCGCCAAATAGCACGACTAGCGCGACCAAAGTCTGTATCGTCGTCAAACCTAATTTCCATTTCAGTTCCAATACCACGACCAATGGTGTCAGACCCAAACGCAAAACTAGTGTGAGTAACACGGCTTGACCCGTTTACTGTTTCGTTTTGAACGCCAGGAGAAGTGGCTTCACCAACGCCGTAAGCATTAGTTTCAAAAACTTCAAAATTCTCAAATCTACCGACATAACCAGAGATTTTATCTGTTTCACCTGGGTATACAACAGAAGGATTTAAAAACTCTGTTAAGCTTTGTAAGTCTTGTGGAGTAGAAGCATGCCACAATCTGTCGTACTCTTGTTTTAGCTGTGTTAACGCAGTAGAGTTAAGAACTAATCCATAGCTGTTGTTAGCGTAAGGAGGAATTTGCTGCTCTTTCATGTATCCATATAATGCAGCTAAGAATTTGCGGGTCAATGTTCCACTTCCACTAGGAATAGCATCAGCAGCAGAAACAGTCGTCACAACTTTATTGCCAGCATTGTATACTACTCTAGTCGTGGGAGTCCAGAGACTTCTAATCTTCATATCTTCCCACATATTGTAATCTCTCATCAAATTTCTATTCAATATACTGATTAGCTCAATCATTGAATAGGCAGTTACAAAGCTAACTAAAGTAACAGGAGGATACTGGGAATTTCTACCTAAACCCCATTCCCTGAGTTCGGCAGAGACAACACCGGTTGACAGGCTTTGGTTACCAGAATCAATTCTGGTATAAGTAGACGCGGAAGACAATAATCTGTCGTCTGGGTTTACAGGAGCAGGCAGGTAGGCTGCTCTAGGAATTTTGATTGTGTCTCCATTTCCTTTACCAAAGTCAATTACAGTAGTTGGGAACTGCCAAAAGATAAACCCTTGGCGGTTATTTGTCCTCATAATAGAAGACAGTACATCTAAGAATCCAGCAGAAGCAATGTCAGATCTAACAGTAGCTGCATCTTTAGATGGAATAGACGCACCTTTTAAAAATCCGTTATTTTTTGCCCAAGCTTCTAAATCTTGAATCAATGCAAATTTATTGGCTTTTACAAACTTATTAAGATCTCTGTTGTCATGAGAAACGTATTGCTTCCCAGATGGTGAGATTTTAACGATTTTGTGAGCTGCTTCTTGAATTTCTAAAAACTCTTTTACAGAACCTTGGGGGCTGTCGGATTTGGGAGAAGTTAGTTTATTGAAATTGAGAGCGTTCAAAGTTGCCTCTGGTTTTCCTGATAATTTACCTATATCTTGCAACACTTGCTCATGCTTTTTAGCTGTTTCTAACTCATGTTTGAGTTCTGTATTATTTTTTTCTAATAATTCTTTTTCGGACTTTAACATTTCGTAAGCTAACTTAATTTCAGCTTTTGCTTGTTGCTCTTTAGCTAACTCTTCGTGGGCTAAAGATAGTTGAGAAGTGATTAAAGATTTAACTGTTTCCAGTGTTACTGTGGTCTCACTAGGTTTTTCTTCTGGAAGATTTATTGCTTCTGTTAACGCAACTGGTTCAGATTCTTTAGCTTCAGCTGAATCTTTAATTTTAATTGCATTATTTACCGCAAACCCTTGTCCAGACTTTCTTTGCTTTCTTTTCTCTTGATTGAGCGTTTCAATAATTTTAATCTCTGATACTTCTTTGATTATGTTTTGACTCATAAGATTAATTTAATGCTTCTATTTAAATTATTGCCATATTACAATAAAAGGCAATTATATAGGTAGTTCTGGTCAA